GTTCGTTCGGTTCGTCTGGCGTGTACCGATACGCTAACGGCGGCAAAATCGACGTAGGCGGCGGTGCGAGCATGCAGTTACCTAGTAATTTTAGCCTGTCAAATGACAGTCTGCGAAAACTGGCGGCGATTATGTACGATTCAGTGGCTAGCGTTCCCGCTCCACAAGTGGCGGTTACCGACATAGACGAGGGTCAACAACAATATAATAGTGTACAGGTAGCGGCTAGCCTATAAATCATAGGTAAAGCCGCGGCTTCGTGCCGTAAAATAATATATCTTTGTACCAATAATACAGTAATATATGAAAATATTTAAAAAATTACGCATTATAGAAGCCGGGGAAACCAAGAACTACTATGAAGAAGGGGGAAAGGCTTATAAATTAATCATCTCTGCTAGTGCTTTCCCGTCTCTAGTGGCTTTAGGTAATTCCCGGCCTATTCACGCACGACGGACACATAGCGGTGCGGACATGCTAGATGGTTACGTAGGTTATTTTACCAAATTCACGCACGACGAAAACGCCGTTTATGCTGATCTGGTTATGTCGGAAGCTTTGGAAAGCGCGTATCCTAGCGAATATAATTTTATGGTTGCCATGATCGAGAAAGAGCCGGAACTACTAGGTGTATCGGTTATTCAGACAGACGTTAAGGAACTGGACGAAGAAACGCAAACCGCAACCGTAACAGAAGTAAGAGAATTATTTAGTGCCGATTTGGTGGGACTTCCCGCGGCTACTAGTTCTTTATTTAATAACAATTTAAACAAATTATCAATGAGCAAATTTTGGACAAAATTAGCCGAGCTAGTTAAATCAACTAAGCTAGCTAGGGAAACCGTCACAACCAAAGAGGGAAAAGAGCTTGTTATTATCGCTCAAGGCGAACAAGCTGCTTTGGGCGACGAGGTACAGGACGCAGAAGGCAAGCCCGTAGAGGATGGCGATTATTACATTTCGATCGGTGAAGGCGAGGACATGATCATCTCCGTTATTGATGGAAAGATTTCCGACGTGAAGGAAGTGGAAAGCGAAGCTAAGAGCGAAGAAGAGGGTCAAGAGGAACTCGCGGAAGACGTTGAAGAGGACAAGGAAGACGAGGACAAGGAAGACGAGGACAAAAAGAAAACTCCTACCCCGGAAGAGCTTTCGGCGATCCGCAAAGAGGTTACCGAGTTGAAGAAAACCGTGTCGGATCTCAAAACGCAGTTAAGCAAACGTACCGGTACACCGGCAGCAGCAAAAACTGAAGTAAAGACCGAGACTAAGACCGGAACAAAATTGAGCCGCGAAGAGGTTCAGAAGGCCGCAGCAGAAATGCGTAAAAAATTCAAATACTAATCTACTAAAACATTAAAATTATGGCATTTACATTTAGCGATTTAAACAAATTGAATATCGACAGCCTGGCCGATGTTATTTCTTTGACACTTGGGCTGGAGGGCGAATTGTCCAACGGTGTAACCGTGTTAGCGGGTATTGAGAAGGGTAAACCTATCTTGACTTTCACCGCAACAGACAAAGCGGTAAGACGTTCCGCGGGCTGTGACAGCGAATATAAGTATAGCTCTTTGCAGGACAAAGTGAAATACTACGATCACGCACAGATCGAGTTGCCTATCGTGGTTTGTCTGCAAGACTTGTGGGGCAAAATGGTTGCGAAGGGCGTTCACCTTTCAGATGATTTCGATCAAACACAGTTAGCGGCATTTATGCAGAACGAAATTCTGAAGGTGTTGGAAGCTGACATGTTACGTCTCGTATGGTTGGACGGTTTGAAAACAACTGATACAGCAGGTGAGTACACAGTTTTCAAAAACGGAGGTATCATCAAGCAAATGCAGGCATCAACCGAAAGTATTAAGGTTCTTGTACCTTCAGGCGCAGGCGCAAACGTTTTGGAGTGTCTGAAATGGTGTATCGACAACCAACGCCCGGATCAATTGGACGAATCAGAGTTCTATGTATCTAGTAACATTATGCGCGCTTACAAGGACTTAGTTGAAGCAAAAGATAACCATTTGGCACAGGCTAACATGGAGAATGGCAAACCCGCGTACTACTTTGAAGGTTACAAGGTGAACGAGTTGAGACACGTATCTAACAGTGCTAAGGGCGACGCTTTGATAGTTCAGTCTTTCATTGCTTTCTCTCCGAAAACTAACATTCAGTTGGCTTTGGAAGATGCAAGTTTGACTATTGATCCGTTCATCCGTGACGCTAAGGATCGTAAATATTACAGTACAACCGTATTTGCGGCTGATGCTATGCTTGCAGTTCCTCAATACTTGAAATTGTGCACCGCAGCAGGTGTTTAATAATTAAAACAGAGTTTAAATGGCTTGTATAAAGACATTAAATAAAGCAATTACCTACGACTGCCAACCCGGTAGCGTAGGTATCGCTGAAATGTATCTTATTAACTTTGACGACGTAACAGCAACGACCGTAGACGCTGGTAATCAGATTACTGCGTTGTCGCTTAAATCGGGGGCAAAAACTATTCCGGTTGAGGCGTACAAAAATGGTGCGAAGCTGACGGAAGCCTTGAAGTTATCAGACGTTTCGGCAGGTTTGGATCAGTCTATCATGTTCACCTTATATGATAAGACTACAGCGAACGCTAACCTAATTATAGCAGCTCTTTTATCGGGGCGTTTCATGGCAGCCGTGAAGCTAAACGATATTAATGCCGCGCCTTTATTGGTTGGTTACAAATGTGGGCTTGAAATTTCACAAGCTGATAAGGATTCTAACGCGGCGGGCGGTTTTACTACGATCACGATTAAAACGCCGGACGATGCTAGAGGAGAAAATAGAATAACAATGGCTTCGGAAGCGTGGACAACGATCACAGCCGCAAAACTTGTATAATATGGGATGCTTAAATAAATTAAATAAAGCGATCTTAGTTGATTGCGACGGAGGGGCAACAGGCGTAGCCGAGATGCTTCTTATCAATTTCGCGGATATTGCCACAAGGAGCATAGCGGATGGTATTGCCACTATAGTGCTAGCGTCTGGGGCTAAGGCCGTGTTGGTTGAGAGTAACAAGAAGGGTGTAAATGCTACGGAGGAAATAAAGACCAACGATAACGCGCCAACAGCGTTGACGCAGGCAGTTACGTTCACACTGTATCAGGGTAACGTAAACGGAACTCTGATTGTGAATCAGATTCTAAACGGTACGTTCATAGCACTGGTTAAGGCTAAATCTGGGAGACACCGCGTATACGGGTATAATTACGGTTTGAATATGTCCGCATTTTCCGAGGACTTGAACGCGAACGGCGGTTTTACTACCATCACGTTATCGACATCAGAAAATGTTATCGGTGAGGCGCGTGTAAGCTTCTCAGATGCTAGTTATAACAAGTTGAGAGCCGCGGCTATCGTAACAGAATCATAAAGGAGGACATTATATGGCATGTATAAAAAAATTAGGTGTGGATATTACGCATGATTGCGCAAAGATACATTTTCTGGGAGGAACGGGGGAGATAGATGAGGCTATTATCATTAACTCAAGTGATATATCAACCATATCGGAAACCGGAGGGGTAGGAACTATAACTATGTTAACCGGGAAAAAGGGGTTTGTGGTTAGCTCTGTTAACAACTCCGTGATGTATCAGGATGCAATTAAAACAAATGATACCGTACCCGCAGCGGAAGATCAGAGCGTAGTGATTAAGATGTTGTCCACCATGGATAAAACTGCATACCGGGTAGCAGTATCAAGTCTGTTGGGCGGAAATTTCCGGGTAGCTCTAAAATCCAAACATGGATTTTACTATTTGGCGGGGGCCTTTTGCGGTTTGGAAGCGTCAGACCTTGCAACCGATTCAAGCACGGGCGGTATTTCAACGGTAACTCTTAAAACGCCGGAAGCGTCAACGGGTGATAGACTTGTAGTAATAGCAAAAGAGACATACGACGGTCTGAAGATACCGGAAGTTTAATAAAATCAAAACAGTTTAAAAGATGGAAAAAATTACAGATATAGGGCAGATCGTTTCATTGTGTCAAACAATGACTAATCTAAAATTGGATATTACATGCGGTGCGGATCGCCTGTTTTCGCAACGTTGGTACGAAGAACGTTATTTAACAGGACAGCACACCCGCTACGTGATGAAGCCGGGACTGTTCATCAACTCGATTGAAGACGGAAGAGTGTACCGCGCTTTCAACACAAGCGACGAGAAGGCCATGGAGTTCATGGAAGCCGCTGAGGAATACAAAGACTATTTTATAGACTTGCAAGCAGAACCGGAAGCGCCTGTAGAAGGTGAACCGGAAGCTCCTGTAGAAGGTGAACCGGAACTATCGGAGGAAGAGATCGCTGCGGCTAAACGCAGTGAAGCGGCTAAAAAGGCAGCGGCTACACGTGCAGCAAACAAGGCAGCAGCGGAAGCAGAAGCAGCCGAGGGTCTTAAGGAGTTCGAAGAATAATATTTAAAAAGGTGAATAAATGATCGCAGCAAAGAAAATAGAGTTAATAGTACGTAGGGCACTGAATTTAGTGCCCCGTACTTCGGAAGGCGTAGTTAGTTACGATGTGGACAACTTGTACCCGCAACGTATCGCAAATCTTATCGACGCTAGCAAAACCGCTACGGCGTGTTGTGACAAAGCGAAAGAAAATATCATTTGCGAGGGCTTTGTTAACGAAGAATTTGCAGCGAGAACCAATGAGCACGGGCAGGACATGAACGACGTTTTAGAGTTCGTAGCGGACGAGATACCGAGATATAGAGGTTACGCGTTAATAGTACAATACGGCGGAGATGGTCGCCCTTTGTACTGTTATCCTGTGCCGTTCGGTTACGTTCGTGCCGTTCTTAACGAGGACTACAAACGCGATTCGATTGTGCGGAAATGGCGCGTATTTGATAACTGGGAACGCGAGATGCTGAAGGACACGAACGTTAAAACGGGCGTTGTTTATCCGAACTTCAACCCGAAAAATTTTTGGAAGGAGTGCGAAGAGTACGGAGGTATTGAAAACCATCCGGGGCAACTCTATTACGCTAACTTCTCAAACCGTCGCCCCTATCCTATCAGCCCGTTTCATGCAGTACAGCCGGAAATGGGAGCAGAACACGGGAACGCCTTGTATGTTGAGAACGTTCTAGCGCGTGGATTCCACGCCTGTAGCGTCGTATCGCATGGGATGTTCCAAAGCGATCAGGAGCAAAACGAATTCCGGGACGCCATTACTGAAATGATGGGCGTTGAAGGAACTGGCGCGGTACTCACAGTAAGAGACGAGAACGTAGGTATTACAGAGAAGCCCTTTATCCGGGTGGATCAAATTGGTACGCCTATTGATTCCGACTTGTATAAGTCGTATTGCGAGCCATTGCGGAAAGACATTGCAATTTCTTGCTTCACTATTCCGATCCCTCTTATTGATTCGTCATTGATCAGCTTTTCAAACGCGTCGGGCGAGGTGGTTAAGGAGATGCAACGCGTTTACCGCCGTTCATTGTCGCGTGTCCGCGATAAGATTTCCCGCGATCTAGCCTATATATTCGACATAGACCCGGAACTAACTAAAATTAAAAACGATTTGGAAGGCGACGCGGATACACCAGCCGACCAAGTAATAACAGATTAATATGGCATACCCGATCCAATTACTACGAGATTTGTTTACGATCGCGAAGGACGTCAAGGACAGCGACATTGAGAAGGCCTTTTACGAGGCTGACATGCTGGACTTATCGCCGCAACTTCACCGATCGTATGAAGAGATACCGCCGGAATACTTAGTTGATACCACGGCGCGTACCGGAGCTAATAAAGTATTGTGCTACTACGCCTTTGCGCGCTACTTGCAGACAAGCGAGCAGCAAAGCACGGCGAGCGGCCTAAAAATACAAAACTATGGAGGCAGCTACGTTCTAGCCGATGATAACAAAGCAAAGCGGTTTGAAGCGGAACGCGGAAAAGCTGATTTATTTATAGTCCCGTTAATCAAGGCGTTTAAAACCGCCGGACTGATTGAAGAGGAATGTTCACACAGGGTACAATCACGGATATGTTTAATAAAATAATGGACGGAGTTTTTGATACGGCGCGTGTCGCGTCTCTAGCTTTCCTACTAACCGTTACTAATGATGTGATGACTTTCTTTGTTCTGATAATCTTATTTGGCGCGTTAAATTTTATAGTGGGACTTATTGCAGGCTTACGGGCTGGTGAAAAATACAGCCATAAAAAGGCTTTCCACGCCTTTTTCGAGTATGCGATCGCGGCGATCGTGATTCTATTCACGGCGGCGGGTGCACGGCTTATAGAGCCGGAAGGGAACTATACGGACTTATTGCGATTACTAACTACGCTTTTCACGCTGGTGTATTCTAAGAATATTATCCGTAACTTTAAAAAAATCCAACCGGATAACGAATTTATCGCGGTACTGGATATACTGATTAATACTAAATATTTGGACTTTATAAAAAACTTGAAAAATGCGAAACTTCACAATCCAAGAGCTAACCGCGTCAACGACAGCGGTGGCGAAGAAGATCAACAACGATCCGACACCGGAAGCAGCGGAGAATCTGAAACTGCTAGTTGATAAAGTACTAGACCCGCTACGGGACGCGTACGGCAAGCCGATCCGAGTTAATAGCGGGTACAGATCACCCGCCCTAAACGCGGCGGTAAAAGGCTCTAAAACGTCGCAGCACATGAAAGGGCAGGCGGTGGACATAACAGCGGGAAGCAAACAGGAGAATAAGAAACTCTTCGAACTGGCACAGGAACTCAATTTGCCGTATTGCCAGCTTATCGATGAAAAGAATTTTTCATGGGTGCATATCTCATACGATAAGAACACTGTGAAACGCCAAATACTGCACCTATGAAAATAGCATTAAATAGGATATTAGCATGTTTGCTTGTCCTCCTAGCCATTTTATTGTACGCATCGTATAAGACAGTACAAAAACAGAGAAAAGAGCTAGAAAGGCAGGAAAACAACATTACCGCGATTAACACCGAGGCCGTAGCGTTCAAGACTACGGCAGGCGATTACGTGGAAAGGGCTAGGCAGTTAAAGCTAGAGAAGGACGAGCTAGAACTATATAACGCCGATCTATATAATAAGGTACGCGAGGCGGGGATAAAGATCAGGGAGCTAAAGAATGCGACACGCGCCGAGACAGTTACCAAGGTGGACACCGTGGTTAAGACGGAATACCGGGACGGAAACAAGGAAAACAGGTTCGCCCACTACTTCGACGGATGGAATGATATACAAGTTGAATCCAAACCGGACACTACTATTATAAATACGCATAGTGTTGACACGATCGACGTGATCGGATCAGTCAAGCAAAAGAGGTTTTTATTCTTCCGGATCGGAAAACCGAAACAAACGATAACCGTATCGAATAAAAACCCAAAATCTAAAATACACGTAGAATTCTCGGCGGAATTCGACAAATAACGCTTTTCATCTTTCATAAACGCCCTTCCATCTTTCGCACTTGAAAACTTAAAACGCTGATTCTTAACGAGTTGGCGTTTTTGCATATAAATGATTAAAATTTGTATCTTTCGCACTTAATTCACTAATAACTAGTACTTTATCTATCGATATATATCTAATGTAAAAGATGTAAAGATAATATATAGAGCTAAGAATGAAATAGTAATATAATCTATAAAATATGTAAATATATGAATTAATATGTGAATGAATTTATAGAAATATTTAAATATAAACTAATAGAGAAACTACATCTTACGATTTACATTTTCCTGTTTTTGCCACATAACTAACTGATACGCAATTAATTAAGGGTGTAAAGACCCACTTAAAAAGGACTATTTGCCATTTACACTGTTATCAAACATTCAAAACAGTTAATCAGAGTTAAATTACTGAAGTTTTTTGGGAAATAGTTTTGTAGTTCAAAATAAAGCTGTACCTTTGTAACATCGAAAGAGAAATGAGAGCGCCGCCAATCGTAACCAAAGGGCGTTAGAAGGGAAACACGGACGGTATCCCAATTCATTTGAAAAGACGGTGCGGTATCCGCTTAATTGAAGCTATAAAGCCAGAATCTCAATCGATAAAACAACTGAAAAGCCTGCTAAATTTGTTGAACTATTCCGATACCGGAGAATCGTTTTAAACATTACTAGATATGGCAATAGACATTTATAAAATGGAAGCGTTCTTTTACAAGATTATACGGGAGAAGATTACAGCGTGCAAAACGATAGGCGAGGCTACGATGCTATACGGCTATCCGGGCAACTCGAAAATGGTGTTCGATGATTTGCAACGAGAAGAAGAGGCCGGAAAAAAGTTTAAATATAAAATCCGGGGCTTTATAATTCCACACGCCAAACGTTACGAAACTATTTTCGAGCAGGCCCGGCGCGCCGCTTATTCCGATCACGTACAAACTTACCGAACGTCTGACAAATTGAGTTTTAAATTTAATGAAAAGATGAAATGGAAAAAGTAGAACTTATCACAGTGGCGGAAGCCGCCCGGTTAGCGGAGTGCACCGAAAACGCCATACGCTACCAACTCAACGCCGGAAAACTCACACGGTACGAGAATGGAACGGGCAAGATCAGAGTGAACAAAAATGAACTATTAGAAACAATTTTTAATTTTAAGAAAAAATGAAAGTAGTAATCGAATTAATCGGAAATGAGAGTAAAGAATCTTTGTTGGCAACATCTAACTATTTGCGCGAGCTGGCAGGCGAAGACCTACCGGAAGCAACGGGACGTAAAACTGACCTTGACAAGTTAGCGGACGCAGTTGTAGAGGCAACAAAGGTGAAGGACGAAGAGAAGCCTAAAACAGTGGCCGAGATGGTGGAATCAGAACGCGCCAAGACACGTGCTAGACGTGCCGCGAAACCTGCACCTGCACCAGTAGAAGAACCTGCACCGGAAGAAGCGGAAGACGAAGCCCCCGCACCTGCAAAGGTAGAAGAGCCTGCAAAGGTAGAAGAGCCTGCAAAGGTAGAAGAGCCTGCACCAGCAGAACCTAAAACAGATGCCACGTCTTATACTATCGACGACTGCAAATCGTGGGCTATGAAGGCTTTAAACGCTAAAAAACGCCCGATTGTACAAGAAGCTTTTGAAAGCGTAGGCGCGTCCAGTTTCCCGACGTTGAAGGAAGAGATGTTTAACGATTTTGTTGCGTATATTTCAAGCCGTTTATAATGGGACACGCAGATAGAGACCACGCGATTTTATCGCCAAGTAGCGCGAAACGATGGATAAATTGCACTCCATCGGCGCTACTAGCCGAAGCCGCAGGCAGCAAGTCAAGCGTTTACGCCGAAGAGGGAACACTAGCCCACGAAATAGCCGAACACGCTTTAACGCAGTACCTAAATGGATCATACGATCCGATCATAGACGAAGCCCTGCCAATCAAGGATGAACACCTTAAAAACCCGCTGTTTAATATCGACATGGCGAATTACATTCGCGACTATTGCGATTACGTTATCGGTGAAAATTACGAAATGCAAAAGGCAGACGGTTTAAGCAAAATGTTTCTAGAGCGTAAAGTAGACATTACTGATTATGCACCGGATTCGTTCGGATCGGTAGACGTAACACTTGAATCATGCCACACGATACACATTATAGATTTGAAGTACGGCGCAGGTGTTAAGGTGACCGCCGATCACAACGAACAAATGATGTTGTATGCTTTGGGAGCTTTGAAGGCGACAGCGTCGAAGGACATAACAAATATTCGAATGACAATCGCACAAGTCAGATTAGACCACTATGACACTTTCGAGATGTCAAAGGGTGAGTTACTAGACTGGGCGGAGAAAGTCCTGAAACCGGCCGCAAAAGCGGCGATACGTGGCGAAGGAAAGCAGGTTATTGGGAGTTGGTGCGGATTCTGTCCGGTTAAGGCTCAATGCAGGGCGCAACGAGACGCCATACTTGCAGACTTCGACGAAAAGCCCGAGCCCCTTCTATTGTCTGACGAAGAAGTAACCGACCTTATCGGTAAGATCGACACTTACAAAAGCTGGATCGAATCAGTAAATAAGTACGTCTACGATAGAGCGATACAGGGGCATAAATGGGAGGGCTACAAGCTAGTAGCCGGACGGTCAAGCCGAGTTATCAAGGACGAGGCAAAGATACGCCAAGCACTCTTAAACGAGTTCCTAGAGGACGAAGTACTAAACATCAAGTTAAAAGGTATCGGAGATCTCGAAAAACTGTTGGGTAAAAAGGTATTTAGCGCGAGATTTGGAGACGCGATCGAATCACGCCCCAGCGCGCCAAAGCTAGTACCGGAAAGTGCTAAGGGTGTGGAGTATAGCCCGCTATGCGACTTCGACATCGAAGGCTAACAGAAGTTAAAAAACAATTAAAGAATGTATAAACGGTTTGAAGTTTAAAATAAAGCAATATGAAACAAATTAAAATCTTAAAAATTATGAGTAGAAAATTGATCTTAAAAAACGTACGTTTCTCTTATGTAAGAGTTTTCGAGGCAGAACAGTATCAAGGCGTAGGTGAATATCATTACAGTGTCGTGCTTTTGATTCCTAAAACAGACACCGCTCTAGTTAAGCAAATCAATGACGCGGTTAAGGCGGAAGCACAGGATTATTTTTCAAGAGACCCAAAATTCAAAGGACGCGTACCGGAAAATTACAAAAGCCCGTTACGGGATGGAGACGCACCGGAGAAAGAAGGACAAGCCGGATTTGAAGGTACGTACTACATTACCGCGAAGCGCAAAGAGGAACTCGGGCAACCGATCATAATCGACAAGGGTAAGCACCCGATCACAGTGAAGGAAGATTTGTATTCGGGCTCTTGGGGAGTAGCTTCCATCTCACTTTACGGTTACAACATGGGCGCCGACAACCGCGGTATCACCGCCGGATTGAACGGGTTACAGAAGGTAACCGACGATGATAGGCTAGACGGCGGATCAAGCGCTAACGACTTCGAAAATTTAAGCGACGAAAACGACGGTCTGGCAGATTTCAACTAAAACAATTATTTCAAGTATAAACAATTAAATTAATTATTAATCAATCTCGTTAAAACAAGTGTAAAATGATTCTCAAAAGCCGTGCCGAGTAGAAGCGGTGCGGCTTTTAACTTTAAAAACCCCTAAATGATGAAACCAATATTTATAGATTTTGAAACGTTTTCAGGAGAAGACATTAAGGCAGGCGGCGCGTATAGATACACGCAATCGCCCGACTTTGAAATACTTCTTATCGGTTACGCGATCGAAGACGGGGACGTTAATATTATTGATATGACTAGATCAGATGCCTACGAGCAGTTTACGGACTTTGTGAACTTGATACTAGACGAACGGTACACGATCGTGGCGCATAACGCGCAGTTTGAACGATTGTGTTTAATGGCATACGGTATCAATATCCCGGCGGAACGTTTCCTGTGTACCGCAACTATGGCGTTATACGCCGGATTCCCAGAGAGCTTAGGAAACCTTTCTAAAGCACTGGATTTGAAAGAAGGGAAAAAGGGCACAGGTCTAGCCCTTATAAAATTCTTCTGCCAACCACAGAAGCCGACCAAAGCGAAACCGGAAGAGTACCGGAACTTGTCAAAAGATTATCCGGAAAAGTGGGAAGAGTTTATAGACTACCTACGTTACGACATCCTTTCGGAGCGTGAAGCACTGGGACGCCTAGACTATTGCAAGTTCCCACAGTCGGAGATAGACCTGTACAGGCTGGATCAAGACATTAATGACAACGGTATAGCCGTGGATATGGAGCTGGCAGAACGCGCGGACGCTCTCAACGAAGAGTTTTGCAACGAATTGAAAAACCGTATTAAGACGAAGTACGGCATATCATCTCTTAAGTCCACAATGCAACTAAAGGACTTTGTTCTAATCAACACCGGAAAGTCTTTCGATTCGTTCCGGAAAGAGGATATAGAGGGGATTATGCAGGAGTGCGACAACGAACGGGTAGACGAGGTTTTGAACGCCCGGAAGATCATAAACAAGACTAGTAACGCCAAATATACAGCGATGCGCAATTGCGTGTGCTTCGACGGACGTGTACACGGTTTGTACCGTTTCTATGGCGCGGGCCGTACTGGAAGATGGGCGGGTAGACTTGTACAGATGCAGAACTTACCGCGTAACTACATACACGACCTTGACGGCGCGCGCGATAACGTTAAAAACATGAATTTGAAGGACTTCGAATTGTTTTGGGGAAATGTACCTGACACGTTATCGCAGCTTATCAGAACAACGTTCGTAGCACCCGAGGGCACCATATTCCATGTCGCTGACTATTCAGCCATTGAAGCCCGCGTACTGGCGTGCCTGTGTCGCGAAGATTGGCGTATTGAAGCATTCCGCAACGGGAAAGATATCTACGTAGTGTCTGCAAGTATGACATTTAGTTTGCCCGAGGATCAATGCGGAAAAGGTACTCATTACCGCCAACAAGGGAAAGTAACCGAGCTTGCATTAGGGTACGGCGGCTGGGTGGGCGCTATGTCTACGATGGACTATGAGAAGGCAATCGATCCATCGTTATACAAGGACATTATAGTGAGATGGCGCGCCGCTTCTCCGCGCGTAGTTGAATTTTGGGAAGCCCTTGATAGCCGGGCTAAACTTTGTATCAGGAACAAGAAAGACGTGGGGGTTATCCGGTACGGCGTACACGTTTGTACATTTCAATGGTTTAAAGAAAACAATTCTCTAGCAATTTTATTACCTTCGGGCCGTCGTTTGTTTTACCCGTTTTGCCGGATCGCTACGAAAAGCGTGAACGGACGAGACAGGGAGGTTATAACATACAAGGGTCAAGACCTTACAGGAAAATGGGCAGACCTAGACACATACGGCGGAAAGCTAACCGAAAATATAACGCAGGCGGTCAGCCGTGACCTATTGGCGTACGGTATGCAGGAAATTGTAAAACGTTACCCGGCGGTTAAAATTGTGGGGCATATCCATGATGAGACGGTAAACGAAGTACCTTTAGATGATTTTGGCGAGCCGACCGTATCGCTTAAAGAGATTTGCGAAGCCATGGCAGTTACGCCAAAATGGGCGGACGCTTTCGGTATTCCGTTGAAGGCGGAAGGATTCACTAGTAATTATTATAAGAAAGATTAATTAACATGGAAAAATACACCTTATCACTTGCAGGTTCTTCGGCTTCATTGAAGTGGAAATCCGTACGCATGACTTGGGAAGCGTTTTTGGAAAGACTGGGAACGCCCGTTATCACTAACGAAACGGTACGCGAGTTTGACAGGCTAGACAAGCCCGCTAAGTCATCATTGAAGGACGTAGGCGGATTCATGGCTGGCGAGTTGTCTGGCGCGCAACGCCTTAAGAAGGCCGTTATGTCCCGTTCAATGATTACATTAGACGTAGACTTTGGCGACGATCTTTTCCCGTTCGATTTTGCGGATCGTTTTCCCGGTGTGGCGGCAGCTATTTATACTACTAGATCAGACCGTCCCGGATCACGCCGTTACCGTCTTATCGTGCCGTTTAAGGAAGAGGTTACAGACGTGACTATGTACGAAGCCGCGGCGCGTAAAGTAGCCGAGTTGTTAGGTATCGATCTATTTGATAAAACGACATTCCAACCGGAACGTATGATGTACTGGCAATCTCTTTCCAAAGATCAAACCGGACTTTTCGAAGTGTTCGAAGGCGAACCGATCAGCGCGGAGTATCTAATAGGTTTGTACGGAGACAATGAAGAATGGCGCGACGTGCGCAAATGGGCGTTCCACTCCGATACGGAACGTGATACCCGTGCCGTTATTAGTAAAGAGATGGCGAAAGACCCCCGCGATAAAGAGGGCCTAGTAGGCGCGTTTTGCCGCTCGTACACGATACAGGCAGCAATAGACAAGTACCTTTCAGACGTTTACACAGAAGCGGAAAACGGACGTTATACGTACGTTCTTGGATCGGGCGCTGCCGGCCTAGTTGTGTACGGCGATGTACTATGCTTTTCCCACCATTCAACCGACCCTATCGGAGACGGACACGCATACAACGCTTATGATTTGGTGCGTGTGCACAAGTTCGGGCATCTGGGTAAGGAAGACAGCACCCGCGAGATGAACAAGCTAATTTGCGCCGATAAAGAGTGCGTTAAGGATATGGTAGCCGTGGACGACGATCTAGCCGACTTCGAAGAATACACGGACGAGGTTAAGAGCGACGCGCAGACCGCAGAGGAACTGGTTTGGGACTTGGATAGAAAGGGCGATAAATTGTGTACCGTTCGTAACTTCGTTAACGCTTTCAAGTGCGATCCGCTATTAAACGATCTGTTAGCATACGACTTATTTCTTGATACGATCGTGTACACCCGTACGCCGTTCTTCTCGAAGAACATCAAGAAGGGTGATATGTTGGACGATACCGCCGTAGCGATTATCCGTGGACGCATTGAGGATTTGCACGGTATTTATAATGACAGCAAATTAAATGACGCGCTGGAAAAGGTTTGCAGCGAAAACGCTTTCCACCCTATCAAGAAGTATTTGGAAGCACAACGCTGGGACGGCGTGAAACGTATTGATAATTTCTTAGTTGACTACATGGGCGCAGAGCCTAGCATATACGTTTCCGAAGCGTTCCGCAAAATGTTGGTTGCGGCTGTTACTAGAGTTTATGAGCCGGGCCGCAAATTCGATACGGCGCTTGTTATGTATTCAGGACAGGGCGCGGGAAAGTCCACACTTATACAGGCGTTGTCTAAAGGTTGGTTCAACGACTCATTAACGGACGTGTCCGGGCAAAAAGCATACGAAGCAATACAGCACGCCTGGATAGTGGAGCTTGCCGAATTGTCAGCCCTTCGCCGTTCGGACGTGGAAGCCACGAAGAACTTCATAAGCAAGCGTGAAGATACGTATCGTAGTGCATACGCCCGCCGGGTAAAGACACACCGCAGACAATGCGTATTTTTCGGGTCTACTAATGATGATGAGTTTTTGAAGGACAAGACCGGAAACCGCCGTTTCTTCCCGATCGAAGTTTGCGCCAACAAAAACACGCACAAGCTGTTTGAAAAGTCTTTTGAGGCGGTAGTAGACCAACTTTGGGCGGAAGCGATGGAGTTGTATATGTTAGGTGAAAGCCTTGTTTTGTCGGACGAAGCAGAAGCGATTGCCAACGAGGGACGCGAGGAATTTACAGAAGAAAGTCCACTAGTAGGTATTATAGAGAACTATGTAAATACACTTTTCCCAGCCGACTATGAAGAGCGCACCGAACAACAACGCGCCGATTTCTTGGCCGGATCGCTGGAAGAAGTGGGAACGGTTCAAAAAAACAAGTTCTGTTTAATGGAGCTTTGGGTGCATGCATTGGGACGCCGGAAAGAAGATTATACGAGCGCAAGGGGGCGCGAACTGGCAGCAGCTATGAGACAGTTAGGCGGATGGCGCAAAGGAAAGTTAAATAGAACTAAATTGTACGGCGCACAAGTAATTTATATCCGTAAAGGTAGCGAGGAAAGCAAAAAATTACTATCTTTGTGATATGGAATTAAAACAATACTTTCTTTTCTAATTTTTAAGGTTAATACTTTTAGGGTGGTTTTTCAGTTAAAAAGTCTTTCGTAGTGATACGCGAGACTTTATTTTTGTTAGTATACTAAAGTTTTTTGAGAAAAGTTTTGGTAGTTCACGATTAAGTCGTATCTTTGAAATGTCAAAAGGAAATAAACCGATTAAAAATTAAAGAATATGAAAAGTAATCAAGGAGTATTAGACGATAAAGAAATGGCGGCACGCCGCTGCTTTTGGAACAAGAAGGGATTCTTCGGAGAACCCGCAAAGAAACAACTCGAGCGGGATTCAATGAAAATGCAGAAACTAGTTAGGGCGTTGAAAACCTTATCCTCCCTTGAAGAAGTTAAGGAAATTCGCGCCACAAATTGGCCGGATAAATCATTCACCGCAGATATGTACACAGTGCGGAACGCTAGCGAATCAGATTTTAATCACGCAATATCAACCTTTAAAATATTTTAGTTATGAAACAGTTTATAGTTTACACGTTTTGGGCGATCTTATTTGTATTATTCATTTTGTTGTGCTGCGAGCCGACAACCAATATTTAAAGCTATGATACAGATACTAAGAGCTAATATAGTAACCACAGCGGGAACTATTGTAAGAGACTACACAGAAGTAGCGGACGAACTAGGGGTCTACATGGTAGAGGATGTAGAAGTGGAAAGGCAGTATATCGCCGACTGTTACACTTCACAAGGGTACACCGTGAAAAGGGTTAATCTAATGTACGTAACGAAATGATTTTATGTATTATCTTAGCGGCGGTACTTATTGCGATCGCCGCGTATTATCCAATTAAACTTATAAAATTTTACGGTATGGAAAGTTTTGAACAAGGCCTGAAGGCCAAAATTACACGGGACTTAAGAGAAGGGAAAGTTTCCCGTAACCTTATTTTGCTGGTGTTGGGAGAAGGCGGTTTGCGTCTAACGCGTAACCAGCTGGACGCTATTTTCGAGTGGATGGCGCAGAATACGAACGCGTGGAGAGTGCACGCGTACGCAGACGAAAAGGTAGTAGTGGTATTTGCGCACTCCCCGTTCCACCCGGAAGAGTGGGACAATTACGAGGACTACAAACACGTTATGCGCCAAATGTTCGACGAGTTCGGAACTGATGACTTTCTCATGTCCCGTACCACTGTGAAAGAATCTGACCGGATTAGGAAAATCCTAGCCGCTATTGGCAACCCTATAAAATTGTATGACTACGTTACGTTTGACTTCAACGGGGTGTCTACCCTAGGAATGGTAGTAAAGGGGGGTCTGATAGATGGAATCTACACGGTAAAAATATTGTCCGGGGATTTACGCGGGCAGCATTGTAGTACACTTGGAAAAAGGAACAAAGTCGCTAAGATAGAACCGGACGAAGCAATAAAGGAGCTAGCCCGACAAAAGGAGGAATGGAAAAATAGGAAGTAGCAGAATTTTTATTAAAAGAATATAGCAATGAGTAACAAGAAAAAACTAAAATCGCGCGATGGCGCGACACGGATAACGCCGGATAAGAGTGTAGGGTATTTTTGCGGTATGTATAAGCTGCAAGCGTATGACAAGAAGGCCGACCAATGGAGCGATTTAGAAGGGTGCGCCCTTCTTACATGGACGGAAGCAACCACAGCCCGGAAGAATTACGTAGCACTGCGGAAAGCGTGCAAAGTGGCTAACAGTTCGGCAATGAACATTAAAATACCATCAAATGAAGTCAACGGAAACTAGCGAAAAGGTATTCGAGCGTACTATGTCTAAGTACGTCGAGAGTAAAGGAGGGATGGCAGTTAAGCTGCTGTCCCAATTTATTAACGGGCTTCCGGATCGGATGTACTTGTTACCGGGCGGTACGGTTATATTTGTTGAATTCAAGTCTACGGGATGCAAGCCTAGACCGATACAGCGTGTTATACTCGACCGGATCGCCGCGCTAGACTTCAACGTACGTGTAGTGTCGAACCCTGACGAGTACAACGATTTGAAGGAATTAATAGACTTCTATGTTAACGGACGTTAACTAAGAACGTTTAATGCAAATCAAAGTTAAGAGTTTACCCTATATTTTGGTAGTATGAAAAGAACCCGCATCTTTGAAATGTCAAAAGGAAATAAACCAATTAAAAATTAGAATCATGAAAAAGTTAATCAGTATTTTAGCAGTAGTTTTATTATCAGTTAGCGCAATGGCGCAAGTATCATCCGCAACAGGCGATTTAAAAACGCTTAAGTCTTTCCGTCTCGGAACTTGTAAGATCATAGAAGCAACGAAGGGCGACGCGGTAACCTATCAGATCACCGGACGGCCGGTCGATACAAATTTCACGGAAATGAATGTATTTTTAGGAGACGCGGACGCGGCGGTTAAGACGCTCTTAAGTCTGGCCGAGTACAAGCCGTCAAGCTCTAGAGAAGTTGTAAACCTCAACAACCCCGGGGATAACACCGCGCAATATGTCAAATTTAATGCGTGTTGGATGATCCAAAGTACGGGAGGGCAATTCGACCTTAGCGTCTCTAGGGGCGAACTCCGGAAGATGGCAGAAGCAATTAATAAATCTCTAAACAAATAAAATCATCATGGAAGTATATAGAAACAACAACGGGCAATTACTCAAAGTAACAAAAGCCCAAAACGGGCGGATCGTAGCAAAGTGTGGAAATGAAACGAAGAGTTTCGAGAACGAAAAGCAGTTCGCAGTGCACCTGTATAACAAAGGTTTTCACCTGGCAATGACAGACCGAGCCACACTATTTGCACGCCGCTACGAAGAAGCCAGGGACTTATCAACGTTTATTGATATGCTCCCCAACAAAGAGCTAGCCTTTCAGAAAGACGGATCAATTTACACATGTTGGTTCCTGGAGTTCAAACCTAACGGAATGATAGAGGTTAAAGCTAATACAGATTTCTCATACACGAACGAGTTAGGATATAAGGCCGTGACATTGAACTTTTCAGATTTAATCGTAATTCAGGGAGGGATCGAATAATGGTAGACTTCAATAAGAAACTAAAGGTAGACCGCATCAACCTGTTTTGCGATGTGGTTACGAAGATGGCACATGGCACGCCCGCCGAGGGCTACGCGATTGGGGACGCTATCAAGCAATTACCCGAGAACCTGCAACAGTACTTAATATCAGAAGTACCGGACGTAATACTAAGAAGGGAATACAGCCGCCGGGAACTACACAAGGGCGAGGGTGCAGTATTTGAAGGGGCTGACACAGTGGCCGAGGTTTACAAGGACGAAGTGTTTAACGCTAACCGGGCGGAAGCCGTGAAGGACTTGTTAGGGATCAAATCAAAGTTCCCCGATATACTGGACGTTATAGCGGAAGTCCTTAAGTGTTTCCCGGAGCGGTATACGCTGGACGATATTTACGATATGTTATATAAAAAGGATTTAGGGTTATGAAAACAATAAGAGTAGGCGGGCGTACATACGCCGCGGTGGAAGTAGACGAGAACGTAGCGTGCAAAGGCTGCATATTTTATACCGTTGGTTGGGACTTGAACACGCCACGATGCGCCGCGATTAATATCCCGGGGATTCAGTGCGACGCGGATAACAGGGAGGACAGAAAGAACGTTATATTTAAATTAATGGCTAACAATGTTACAGAGGAGTAATTTACACGGCTATCAGCGTACCGCCGTCCAGCACATCAAGGAACACCCGGACGCGGCTCTATTCCTTGATATGGGACTGGGAAAGACGGTGAGCACGCTGACGGCCGTAGCCGATCTTATCAACGAGTTCGAAGTTACTAAGGTGCTTATAGTAGCACCGAAGCGTGTAGCCGAAATGACTTGGGGCGACGAGATCGAGAACTGGGCTCACATCTCACATCTACGTTTGTCAGTCATTAAGGGCACCGCCAAACAACGCGAGATCGCTGCACGGGCCGATGCGGACGTTTATACCGTGAGCCGGGACAATCTCGTTTGGCTTCTTCAAATGTGGGGCGGGTCTAAAGTACCGTACGACATGTTAGTACTGGACGAGTTAAGCAGCTTCAAGAACCACCAATCTAAACGCTTCAAGGCCGCAAAGATCATACGCCGAAGTGTTAGCCGGGTGGTGGGTCTGACGGGAACTCCCGCACCGAACGGACTAATAGACCTATGGGCGCAAATGTATTTAGTCGACGGTGGACAGCGGTTAGGAAAGACAATCACCGATTACCGGGCCAACTACTTCAGACCGGGAGCACAGAACGGAGGTATAGTGTACGAGTACAAACCGCTTGCAACAACCGAGGCGGTATTAGGCGAGAAGATAGCCGACATAACGTTATCGATGAAAGCCCTAGACTTCCTAGACATGCCGGAGCTTACATACCTCAACAACTACGTAGAGTTATCGCCAAAGGTGAAGAAGCAGTACGATAAGTTCGAGGAGGATCAAGTGCTGGAGCTTATGCAGGAGGAAGAGATCACAGCGTTAAGCGCCGCGGCCCTGTCAAACAAACTCTTGCAGTTCGCAGGCGGTGCGATCTACGACGCAGACCGGAACGTACATACCGTGCACGACGAGAAGCTAGAGACGTTAGTTGAGATGGTAGAGGCCGCGAACGGATCGCCCGTACTGGTGGCGTACAACTTCCAACACGAGAAGGCGCGCATACTAAAGGCTCTAAAGGGCCTTGGGGCGGAAGCCCTTGAAGGCGTGGATAGCGTACGCAGGTGGAACGAGGGAAAGATACCCGTCCTAGTGACACACCCGGCAAGCGCGGGGCACGGGCTGAACATGCAGAAGGGTGGCAACCGTATAATATGGTACGGAACTACTTGGAGCTTGGAGTTATACCAACAGTTCAATGCGCGGCTATGGAGACAGGGACAAAAGAACAGCGTGTTTGTACACCACATTATTACGCGGGGTACGATTGACGAAAGGGTTATTGGGGCGTTGACGGGGAAAGCTGATACGCAAAACGGTTTAATGAATATGGTTAAGGAACTAATTAAAAAATATAGAGTGTGAGATACATGGGAAGTAAGTCGCGGATAGCCAAACATATCCTACCTATTATATTAGAAGGTAGGAAAGACGGTCAATACTATGTAGAGCCGTTCTGTGGCGGGTGCAACGTGATAGATAAAGTACAAGGTAATAGAATAGCTAATGATAACAACCCGTATTTAATCGCGATGTGGGAGGCGTTATCCTGGGGGTGGGAACCTCCAAAGATCATAGATAAGGAGCATTACATCGAGGTGCGGGAATGTTATAACCAAGGTACTGATGAGTACCCGATGCACTATATAGCCTGGGTAGGTTTTATGGGATGTTTTAGAAGCGCATTTTTCCATGGGTATGCGGGTCACTCCGTTGCGACACGCGGGGGCGAGGTTATAGATTTTATAGGCGGGGCAGTCCGTAACATATTAGCACAAGTCCCCCTACTAGACGGGGTGCAATTTACTAATCACAGTTATGCAGATATGATTATCCCTCCTAATTCCATTATATATTGCGACCCGCCGTATGAGGGTGTCTCAAAATACAAGTACTCGATAGACCACGAAAAATTTTGGGCTTGGTGCCGGGAGAGAGTGGCCGAAGGGCATGATGTGTTTGTTTCCGAATACAACGCACCGGACGATTTCATTTGCGTGTGGGAACGGGAAGTAAAAATAACTTTGAGTCCGGTTACTAGTAAACAAGCGACAGAAAAATTATTTATTCATAAATCACAATTATAGAGTATGAATGTATTGAGTTTATTCGATGGCTTATCATGCGGGCAGATAGCCCTTACCAATCTGGGATGTTTCCCGGATAGGTACTACGCGTCCGAGGTGGACAAGTTCGCCATACAGCAGACGCGGCATGTGTTTCCCGACACGATACATATAGGTGACGTTACACAGGTGGACGTGTCGAAGCTGGATAAGATCGATTTGATTATAGGCGGAAGCCCGTGCCAATCGTTTTCCTTTGCAGGGAAACAGGCGGGGATGGCGACCACGGAGAACATAGAGATAACAGATTTGGATCAGTATCTCGATCTTAAAATAATGGGGTTCGAGTTTACCGGACAGTCCTACCTGTTTTGGGAATATATGCGGATACTGACGGAAGTACGGAAGTACAACCCGGACGTGAAGTTCTTGTTAGAGAATGTGGTTATGTCGAAGAAGTGGGAAGCGGTACTGACTAACGCAATCGGAGTTGAACCCGTTAAGATTAACAGCAACCTAGTATCTGCGCAGAACCGGAAGCGGCTGTACTGGACGAACATCGCGGAGATCGCGCAGCCGGAAGATGAGGGTATATTCATCCGTGATATTCTCGAGGACAACGTAGACGGAAAATACTATATATCGGATAAAGCCCTTGAAGGCATGATCAATCATGCGAGGGTTAACGAAGGGAAGGAAAACCTGTTAGCCGTACTTAAAGAGATAAGCCCGCGGGTGGCCGACGTGTCGATCAGCGGGAACGGAATAAGACCCCACAGGGGAGACGCGCGGAAGTCCGGCATAGGCGAACTGGGAACCATACGGTTTGAGTCTTCTAAAGCGGACACTCTCCTGACAAGTTCCAAACCTATCATACTTGATGGGGAATATAAGTTAAGACGGTTAACGCCTGTGGAGTGCGCGCGCTTGCAGACCGTACCGGATTGGTATGAGTGGGCAGTGTCGGACACGCAGATATACCGGATGTGCGGGAACGGTTGGACGGTTAGGGTTATTGAGCATATATTAAAAAATTTATTCGTATGAAAACAACAGATTACAATGAGGGTGATATCGTAGAACTGGTAGACGGTGTACAATACGTGTATCGCGGACAGAACCAGAAAGAAGGGTATTATGTGTACGATCCGGTATTACCGAACAAGTTATCGATATTCGCCACCTTGACGGAAGAAGAGTGTGTAAAGTATGGTTATAATATAGGTGCAGTTCCGTTTGGTTGGAAAATGGACGTAAACGTTACGAAAGTATGAGAAAAGTGAAGCTTATATTTTTCGAGCCGGGGCAGAAGGCCGAGCACGAAGGCGTGACGTACGTAGCCGAGTTACAGGCGAAAGGCGGGCTATGTGCCGGGTGCGCGTTCAACAAGCGCGGCGAGCCGTGTTTGTGTCCTAGGGGCTGGGTGTGTGTAGATATAATAGACAGTAGTAACATAATATTTAAGAAGGTATGAAAAAATTAATTGGCTGGTGGAAAGCGTCTAACCGCTGGAAGCATTTCCTATTCGCGATCCCCCTGGGGGCTGTGTGTGGCGCTCCGCTCACTACGGGCGTAGGTTTGGGTATGGAAGTGAAGGATCATTTGTGCGGCAACCGGGCTGACTTCGTGGATTTCCTTCTAACCGCGGTTGGCGGTGCGATCGGGCACGGCGCTATGCTGGCTGTCGGTTTGGACTATGTGATAGCATTATCAATCAATTTAATATAATAAGTTATGGAAAGTATGGAACATTTATTTAGAGAACAAGAAATGAAGGAGCAAGAGGTAGCGGGCATCAGAACCGGTCGTTTTAAGACCGCACTGTACCGCGCGGAGAAGGCGCAGTATAATATGCGTGTCAAGATAGATAAGGCAGAAGCCGAGCGTGTGATAGTTTATGCCGAGCGCGTACCGCGTACGGCCAAAGAGATTACAACCATTACGATTTACAGGAAGAGCGAGCCGCAACGCCGGGTGGACTTGTCAAGAGTTGAAGCGTTGCGCTTGATCAGTGAACTTAAGGAGGCGTTGACACTATGATGAAGAACGGATTGAGAATGCTGGGGCAAATAGTCCTGGCAATCGCGGCGGGGATCGCGCTTGGTTGTGTTTTAGTATGTATCTTAAATAATTTATAGTATGCCGACACCATATATTAAGAAGAAACAAAGAAAAGTGCTGCTTATCGAAGATATGGCACGAGTTTATAATCTTCATGCGTTTTTTATCTTCAACTGGCTTGAGGCGAACGGTGCGAAGTACGCCAAAGTGAAGGGCAAACCGTTTCACGCTGTAAATGCCAAGATATTCTGTGAATCGATCCGTGACATAATATACGCGGCTAGTAAGGTACGGGACGACAGGAATACCCGAACCGACCCGGAGCGCATACCGACAGTAGAGAATATGCTGTACCGTGACAAGGACAAGAAGCGAGTAGTGCTATTCTAGAATGACGAGGCAGCGAGCGAGATCTACACGAGCAAAGACACCGAGACGAACAAATATGGCATAGAGGTCTCAATGCTGTACCGGGTGAATATGTACTGTGATGGTAGCAGGACGCTAGACAAGTTGAACCACCGCACTTTGAGATGGGAAAACATAGAAAGGGCGGAGAAATGGAAATGTAAAGAAATTTTAGACGATTGGAAAGTTTTATACGGGCTGGTTATATAAGGATTGAGGGGTTAATGTATAAAAACGTTAACCCCATTTTGTGTTAAAACCGTTAACACGCTTTTGATGCACTTCTACAAAAACTTTGTGAGAAAAAACTTTTTAGAGAGAAAGCTTGATTTTAATGGTATTTTAACTAAAAAGCCTGTTTTTGACAAAAAAGTAGCGAAAACCATCTTTTGCCTTGCCATTTCATCTTTACGGCTGACCGGCTCCACAGGACGCAGAACGCAATTTTCAAGTTTTTGACGTAATTGGTTAAATTTTGTATCTTTTGCACTTAACTTGCTTATTTATAGTACTTTATACTGTAATAT